TCGATGCCCACAAACTCAAACCCTAGCTGGGTGGCAGCGCAGCCAGTGGTGCCGCTGCCGCAGAACGGGTCAAGGATCACGCCCCCCGGCGGGGTGATCAGCTTGCAGAGCCAGCGCATCACTGCGATCGGCTTTACGGTGGGGTGCACATTCTGCCGCTTAGTCTCACCCCGTTGATAAGGGTTATCTATCGGCGTCCCTCTGCCATCACCCACTGCGCGGGCCTCGAGCCCCACCAGCCCTGCCTCACGCTCCTCTCTGCTGGCCTTACCCTCATAAAAGAAGCGGCTGGCCTCAAAACCTGCCTGCAGATCAAGAGCTGCGCCTGCGCTAGGATCTAGGAGGATATTGGCTGGCCAGCGGCCTATTTCTTGACCTGTGCTTTGCATTGGATCTTGCTGAGCATACTTCCCATAAATATGAGATTGCTGGGTTCTAGGAGTTGTAAAAATATATTCATCAGTCTCAATCCTACACCCATCAATGTTGAGCCCCCCCACCCCCCACTGCTCAACATTCTCTGCCACAGAGCCAGACAGCGGCTTGCGGCAGAGCAAGATCGGCTCATGCGCTGGCTTGAGGGCTGTGCCCCAGCCAGACCACTGCTGCGCCAGAGGGGAGGTGGGGGCTGTAATATCAAAGGCACCCATGCCGCCATCTTCCCCAATAGCATTGTGCCCGCTGACACCTATACCAATCACCTCACGCTCAGCCCCTGCCCTCTTATCGAGCGCCTTGCTCACATCATGAGACTTTGGGAAGCCGCTGCCATAAAGCCAGTGCAGCATATCTCTCACCTCAAACCCAGCCAACCTCACTGCGATCCCCATCAGGTCTACAGTGCGTGAGCCAGCGAAGATTACAGCGTGGCCCCCTGGTTTGAGTACTCGATACACCTCACGCCAGAGCTCTGGCCCGGGCACAAATGCATCCCAGCTTTTGCCCATGAAGCCTGCCCCGCTGGGCTGATACTCTTCACCCGCCAGCCACGCTGTGAGCGCTGCGCTCACTGCCCGGGGGGAGCAATTGCCCAGCCCATATGGGGGATCAGTGACCACTGCATCAATGCTAGAGTCTGGCAGCGTTTTGAGGTGATCTATTGAGTCTGCATTGATGACTGTGGCGCTCAAAATCTGCCCCGCTTCTCCCATGGCTTTATCTGTGGCGTTGACGGGCGCGCTGGAGCTCCAGCAGCCCTGCGCTCAAGCGCCTGCCCATCATCCCAGCGCCAGCAGATCAGGTCATAGCGCAGGGCGTCAAGAGGGTCTTCAATGCCTGATTTCACAGGTTGCTCTCTGCGCTTATCCCACGCATAGCCTGCAATTGCCTTGCGCAAGCTGTTGCCCGGGGCATTGCGCCCTGCGTCCCAGACCTCTTGAGTGATGCGGTATTTGCGCTCCCATATTGCTCTTTTGAGGCGCTGCACTCCATTCATGATGTCAGTTTTCACGGGGGAAGTTGACCAGCGCAGCTTCAGGCCCAGCCCATGCGGGGGAGGGTAGCGCAGCTCTTTAAATGTGCTCTGTGCGGTACGGTCACTGCGCGCGGCGCCAGCCTTATCGCCACAGCCAGCATCCAGCCAAATGCGGGGGCCAGGCGCGCTGGCTCTGTGGGCGCGTGGCCATGCAATCGAGAGGATCATGCGCGTGAGCTGCTCGAGGGTCACCTCTTTGGGGTTGAGCTCAGCGCAGATGATGTCTGCGTCTAGCTCCTCATCATGCGCGATGATCAGCACGCTGGGCTTTCTAAATCCCCAATCCACTGCAATGCGGGCTGTCATATCCTCCCGATATTGCCAGCCCTGCACAATATTCTCTGCCTCTGAAAACTCCGAGTAAACCAGCCCGCTGGGTGGTGCAGGTTGGTTTAGGATCATTGCTGCTCGCTCCTCTGGCGGCAGCTGTTCTGTGGCTCTAAACCACTCCTCAGAGAGATTCTCTCTGTTGCTATATGAGGTGTGTAGCAGAGGGGTGCAGCCAGCATCCTCTGCGAGATCAACCCACCAGGCGCCCATCACTGGCAGGCCGCACATCACCAGCATTGGAGATGGCCCGCTACGCAGGCGCCCCAGCGCTTTAAAGGCCACCTCTTGCGTCATTGTTTGGGCCTCATCAATGAGCGCCACCCCGCTAGTGGCATTGATGCCCTCGAGGGGATTGTGGCTGGCGTCTCTGGTGCCCGGGCGGAAATAGCTGCGACACCACACAGATGAGCCCGTGGCGGGATCGCTCCAGATGCCCTGCGTTTGAGAGTAGCTCCAGCCTAGAGGCCCTAGCCATTTCTCGATCTCTGGCTGTAGCACTGTGCGGTAGCGCTGCGCCGTATCGGTGATGAGGAGGCTGCTGGTGCCCGGGCGCATATTGCTCACCCATGCGAGGGCAAACACAAGCGCAGAGGTTTTGCCAGAGCCCCACCCGGCGCGCACTGCCACCATCGTCTGCTGGCGAGTGATGGCCTCGAGAAGCTCAAGCTGTAGAGGGTTCAGTTTGACCATGACCTGAAAATCTGCACACTGTTCATGATTGTGATATTAGTCACACAGGGGGACTGATGCACAAACTAGGCTACGTCAATCGAGATTTGCCGTATAGAGGCCAATCACCAACACCCAATCTGCGGGTGATGGGGATCACGGGCACCTATCTGCAATCTGGCTACATTAGCGGCAAAGAGCAAAACCATAGGCTCACGGGCACATCATGGGTGCGTGAGGCTGAGGAGATGCTCGCCACTGATGCCAGCGTGGCAGCCAGCTGGCGGGTGCTCAAGCAAACCCTGCTCGAGGCCGCATGGCGCTGGGAGCCCGGCGATGAGAGCGATGAGCTCTCAAAGCGCCTGTGCGAGTACGCAAATGAGGCATTTGGATTTGATGGCTACCCGGGGCAAATCACCATCCCATGGGAAGATCAGCTATCCTATATGTGGGAGTTTGCGCCTATAGGGTACAGGTATTTTGAGGAGCTCTACCGGGTGGCCCCCTGCGCCTCTGGGCAGATGCGCGTCTGGCTCGATAGGTTTGCAGATCGTGAGCCCTCAGCGCACCTGCGCTGGGAGAGCGCAGACGGGCAGAACCTAGACGCAGTGCTGCAGGCTACCCGTGGCAATCGCCAGCCGCTGCCCATCCCAGCAGATAAACTGCTCCTGCTCACCCTCAACCAGACTGGCAGCAACTTTGAGGGGCGCGGGCTGTTGAGACCAGCCTGGTGGTGGTGGCGTTTCAAGCAGCGCACATCAAACCTGATTGGTGTAGGTGTCGAGCGTTGGGCAGTGGCCACCCCTCGCATCAGCGTGAATCGAGCGATGGCAGAGGAGATGGGGCTCACTGATCATGACATCGATACGATGATTGATCGGGCTGCGGCGCAGGCGCAGGCCTATGTGGCGCAGGAGCAGAGCTATCTGGTGGATAATCCTGTAGTCTCATTCCAGACCTATGGGGAGCAGAAGCTCGACAGCACCCACGCGCTCAGCATCATCAGAGAGTGTGACAACCAGATCGCGCAGAGCTTTCTAGCTCAATTCCTACATCTAGGCATCAGTGACACAGGGGCGCGCAGTGTAGGTGAGGTGCATCTCTCTGTGTTTAGGCGCAGCGCGCTCAATCTCTGCGATATGATTGCCTCTAGGGTGGGTGGGGTTGATCGTCGCGCAGCGGGCACCATTGGGCGCCTCATCAGGTGGAATTTCGGAGAGGTCAACCCAGCACAACTGCCAGTGCTCAAACACTCTGGCCTAGATGCTGATGAGCTCGCAGAGAGCCTCTCTAGCCTGAGCACGCTGGTGCAGTTTGGCTTGCTCACGCCAGAGGATGATCTCGAGCGCAGCATCAGGCAGCGCATTGGTGCTGGCGAGCTCCCTGAAGAGGCCTCGCGCTCATTCTACGATCGCATCAGCGCCACTGCGCCTGCAGGTGGTGGTGGGCTGGCGCTGGCGGAACGCTATCGCAAGCTGATGCAGGGGGCACGCAAATGAGCTTTAAGCGCAAGCTGCGCCGCAGCCGCTCACGTAAGCAGGCCACAGAGCAGCTAGCAGAGCGTTATGCCCACATCGATTTCTCTCCGCCTGATGGGGTGCG